TTTAGTAAACATTGACAACAGCGATGGCAGAACTGTTACTATTGCAGCCGATAATAGTGGTAACACTACTATAGGATCTTTTGCATTATTAGCACAACAAACAGAAATCATAGAAAAGAAAGCAACAGATGTTGTTTACGTTGGTGGTGGAACTGATGTAAAGGGAACACCAATAGGATTTGCAAACTAATTAGTTGTATAAATAAATGCACTTAGACCAACAACTCACTGTGTAGCTTTTGGTGGGGCGGTCATAAGTGCAGAATTTTTAAACTAAAATGGATATTAAGAAGGAACTTACAGAAGTCCAGAGAAAGATAGACGATATTAAAAAAACTCAAGAGAACCTGCAAAGACTTCAGGATTTGCAAGACAAACAGAATAAAAGTAAAGGGTTAAGACCCTTTAGTCATAGCTATGAAATGATTTGATTTGGAGACAAAACAAGGAAATATATCGTCAAAGAGTAGCATTAGAACTAAATGAAGGTATAATTATAATATGAGTTTTGAGAATGAAATGCGTTTAAATGACAACGATCTAACACGTTTACTTACTGCCTGTGAATTCTATCAGGAAAATACAGGAAGTGAATGGTTGTGGGAGCAGTATGAGGGTTTAATCAATAAACTCAAAACTTACCAAGATCAATATTCAGAATAATATGAAAATTTTATTTACTTTTTTGTTTACATTATTTCTTGCATTACCAGCATGGGCAGTAGATATTACAATGGGATCAGGTGGTAACTTGATTTTTGACCCATCTGATGTTACAATAGACGCAGGTGATACCGTTCATTTTGTGAATGGTATGCTTCCTCCACACAATATTATTGTTGAGGGAAGGGAAGATCTTTCCAGAGAATCACTTATGTTCACACCTGGTGAATCACAGGATATTACTTTTGCAGATGCAGGAGACTATAATTTTTTCTGTGCTCCACATAAAGGTGCTGGTATGACTGGAACAATTCACGTAAAATAGGAATGAATAAAAACCACCCAAAAGAAATGGAACCACCAATTAAGGAGAAAGAGATAGTTGATGATTTTATTGAATTCAATGAAATCAAATCTACTCAATATGTTACTGAAGATAAAGTTCAGGAAATGATTGATGATGCTATAAGAAAACATAATCGAAATGCTTCGATTATTAGTTTTTGGGTTGGTTGGGTTGTACTGGCACTTTTTGCTGATGGTCTTCTTAGACTTGTTGGAGCGATACCACCTCTTCTTCCTTGGTTAAAAATTACACTATAAAAATATGACTGATAGTATGCACAAGGCGACACTTCTTAAACTATTAAAGGAGAGAGCGTATAAGAAAGGATCTTATACATTATCATCAGGTAAAGAGTCAGAGCATTATATTAATTGTAAACCTGTAACATTATCATGTGAGGGTAATGCATTATTATCATCACTGATGTTTAGGAAGTTGGATCCCAAATCAGTAGCAGTTGGTGGTCTTACCCTAGGTGGTGACCCATTAGTCTGTGGTGTTGCACAACGAGCATATTATAAGGGTGGTCACATTGATGCTCTTATTGTTAGAAAGAATCCAAAAGGATATGGTACAAAGGAAGTAATAGAAGGTAATAAACCACCAAAAGGAGCAGTTATAACTGTTCTAGAGGATGTAACTACCACTGGTGGTAGTGCTATGAAAGCAGTTAATGTTCTACGTGGTGCAGGTTATACAGTTAATAGAGTAGTTGCTATTGTAGATCGTATGGATGACCATGAGATCTGGGAACACAATAAGATAGAGTTTGTATCACTCTTTAAATTGGAGGATATTATAGAGGAATGATAGTAGTTAATGGTGAAAATATTAGATTGTTTTCAATCATGATGTTAGCAATTGTGTGGGTATTCATACTCAATATGCCTACTAAAGATTGAGCATTATAATTAGATGTAGTATGGGATTGAAAGATCATGCCCCTGACTAAAACAAGGCATTACACTGTCGGTTATCACGACAATCAACAACACCATTATGAAATGTGTGAGTATGCGAGAGATGCATACGAGGCAATAGAGCAATTAAAAGAGGATGTTTCCTACCTAAAGGAGCATCCTCATTTTATTGATTACTGTAAACCAGATGAAGTGGATAATATCTACGAATTCTTGGCTGCTGGCATTCCAATGGGACATTAATAATGAAAGAAGCAAAAACATTTAAACTACAATATCTACTACAAGCATGGTGGTTATTGTTAATCGTAGCAGCAGTTAGATTTTTACCTGAGATGGCATATGCATGAAGTAGTTTGGGGCGTTAATATTCTCCTTGCTATACTACTTGCAACCGTGAGTTGGTATATTTACTATATACTTCGTATGGCTTATGCGGAGATGAATGATGGGAGCAATGGTTCCACCTAGCAGGAAGTCCTGTTATAATTTTAGAGTAACGGAGATTAATCGTGTTCTTGACGGCGATACTATTGATGTCACCATTGATCTTGGGTTTGACCTATACAAGAAAGAAAGAGTTAGAATTGCAGGAGTTGATACGCCAGAGAAGAGAACAAGAGATTTGGAGGAGAAGGCACTAGGAATAGATGCTACTAATTGGATGAAAGAAAAATTAGAAGGTGCTATCGATGGAGATGATGAACTATCAATTAGAACCGAACTTAAAGGTGGGGTTGGTAAGTATGGAAGGCTTCTTGGCTGGTTATATATTGGCGATGACGATTTATCTCTTAATGAAAAAATGATTACGGAGGGTTATGCTTGGGCATATGATGGCGGCACTAAACAGAAAGATTTTGAGGAGTTACGTGAGATTAGGCGTTCGTTTGGGACACTGGTCTAGTCTTGATCAAACCTACATAGATTCGCATGGTGAAACAGGTAGGCGTGTATACGCTGACTGGTTAATACCAACACATGAGTATGATAAAAATTAATGTCTAGTAATGATGTATATTTGGGTAACCCCAACCTGAAGAAGGCTGGCACTCCCATAAATTTCACAAAGAAGCAAATTAATGAATGGATCAAGTGTAAAGAGGATCCAATTTATTTTGCAATGAATTATATTAAAATCATTAACTTGGATGAAGGTCTAGTACCTTTTGACATGTATGATTTTCAAAAAGAAATTCTACGCGACTTCCATGAAAACAGATTCAACATCGCAAAACTTCCTAGACAGACTGGTAAGAGCACCACTGTGGTCGCCTATCTTCTTTATTATGCTATCTTCTACGATAGTGTTAACATTGGTATTCTTGCTAACAAAGCATCCACTGCTAGGGAACTCTTAGGTAGACTCCAATTAGCATATGAGAACTTACCTAAATGGATGCAACATGGTATTTTAGTATGGAACAAAGGTAATGTCGAACTTGAAAACGGATCTAAAATCTTGGCTGCTTCTACCTCTGCTAGTGCAGTTAGAGGTATGTCCTTCAACATTCTATTCCTTGACGAGTTTGCATTCGTCCCTAACCACGTCGCAGAACAATTCTTTGCATCGGTATATCCTACTATTACTTCTGGTAAGTCAACAAAAGTCATAATCATATCCACTCCTAATGGTATGAACCACTTCTATAAGACGTGGGAAGATGCTAGGAGAGGTAAGAATGGTTATGTAACCAATGAAGTACATTGGTCACAAGTTCCAGGTAGAGATGCTAAGTGGAAAGATGAGACTATTAGAAATACTTCCCCAAGACAGTTCGCACAAGAGTTTGAGTGTGACTTCCTTGGATCTGCTGATACTTTGATTAGTCCAGCAAAATTACAAACCATTCCATTTACAGACCCTATTGCGAGCAATGCTGGACTTGACATCTATGAGAGAGTTGAAAAAGATCACGAATATATCATTACTGTTGATGTTGCCAGAGGAATTGGTGGCGACTATTCTGCTTTCGTCGTGTTTGATATCACCACTATCCCGTATAAGATCGTTGCGAAGTACAGAAATAATGAGATTAAACCTGTACTGTTTCCCTCAGTCATCTTCCAAGTAGCAAAGGAATACAACAATCCATATATACTTGTCGAGGTAAATGATATAGGGGATAGCATAGCAGCAACATTAAACTATGACCTTGAGTATCCTAACGTACTCATGTGTGCTATGCGTGGTAGAGCAGGTCAAGTAGTAGGTCAGGGCTTCTCTGGTACTAAGACTCAATTGGGTGTTAAGATGAGTGTAACCGTAAAGAAAATTGGTTGTGCTAATCTTAAAGCAATTATTGAAGAAGATAAATTATTATTCAATGACTTTAATATTTTCCAAGAACTTACTACGTTTGTTCAAAAGAAACAAGCATGGGAAGCAGACGAGGGATATCATGATGACCTTGTAATGTGTATGGTATTGTTTGCATGGTTAGTCATGCAAGAATACTTTAAGGAAATGACCGATCAAGATATTAGGAGAAGAATCTATGACGAACAAAGAAATCAAATTGAACAAGATATGGCTCCTTTTGGTTTTATCGATGACGGTATGGGTGACGATACCTTCCTTGATGCAGACGGCGATCTGTGGGCCTACGGAGACAAGCAAGAAGAGGTTGGCTATATGTGGAACTACTGATGGATATTGGGGAGCAGTTTTCCCTAGAGCACCTTCTTTTTAAAGAAAGAAGATGTAGATCTTGTGGGAAAATGAAAGATCTAATTTCAGAGTTCTATCTAACTAGGAAGACAAAGAAGGGTCATCCTTCTGCATATGCATATGAATGTAAGGACTGTACTGTCAAAAGGGTTATGGAGTCTAGGAAAAAGAGAGATCCATTTAGTGATTGGGGTTATCCAGATTGGTAGTTCATGCATAGTTCACCACCTCTGAAACATTGAAAAATCTAAATACTTTTAGATAAATTTGATATCTAGAGGTAAAAACATGGCAAGTCAAGTCTCGCCTGGTGTTGTTATTAGAGAAAGTGATTTATCCAATGCGGTAGTCGTAGGAGCACTAGCAATTCGTGCTGCTTTCGCTTCTTCTTTCCGCAAAGGACCAGTAGGCAAAATAGTAAACATAGGTTCCGAAAGGGAACTGATTGATACATTCGGCGCACCATCTGAGGCTAACGCTGGCGATTGGTTAGTAGCATCTGAGTTTCTTCGTTACGGTGGACAACTAGCAGTTGTTCGTGCTGCTACAGGAGTCGTTAACGCTGCTACTGCAAACCCAGTTTTGGTTGCAGACAAAGATGCGTTTGACGCAGGTGTATCAAGCGAAAAATTCATAGCACGTTCTGCTGGTACCGATGGAAACAACCTTCGTGTTGTTATCGTTGACAAAGGACCAGATTACACAATAACTAAAACTGCTCACGGTTTATCCGCTGGTGGTACATATACTGATGACAACACTGTTGCTCATGAAGTATACAAAGTTGTTGATGCTAACACCTTTACAGTTATTAAAGGTAGTGCTGCTCCTACACCTGCTGCTGGTGAAACTTCTGCAGCATATACTGCTTCAAACTGGAATGCAGAAACAATTGGTTCAACTGGTTTAACTTACAAAGCAATTGCTCCACGTCCTGGAACTTCAGCATATGCTTCTGAGCGTTATCTATCAAACGACGAAGTACATGTCGTTGTTGTTGATGAATCAACCAATAATATTGTTGAGAGACTAACTTATCTTTCAAAACTATCTGATGGTAAGACACCTGAAGGTGGATCATCTTATTGGAAAGATTATGTTAATGAGTATTCAAACTACATCTATGCTGGTGTTCCTTTACAAGCAGCTGATGTTACTACCGCTGGAGAAGATCCTGGCGCTGCTGCTGCATCTTATGGTGCTACTGCTGCTAGTCCACTAATCCTATCAAGGATTCTTTCTACTGCTGGTGGTGCTCTATCTGGTGGTGTTGATGACTACGCATATACTGCTGGAGAAATTCAGTCAGCATATGATGAGTTTTTAGACACTGAAGAAACAAGTATCGACTTTGTTATAATGGGTGGTGACGGTGCTAATGAAACTGACACAATCGCTAAGGCACAAGCAGTTGCTGCTGTTGCTAATACAAGAAAGGATTGTGTTGCATTTGTTTCACCTTGGACTGGAACTCAGGTTGCAACATCTGGTGGTGCTGCACTAAGTTCTGCTCAGCAACTTACTAAGACTCTTGAGTTCTTTGATAACGTTGCTTCTAGTTCTTATGTTGTTCTAGACAGTGGTGTTAAGTACACTTATGACAGATTTAACGACAAGTATCGTTACGTTGGTTGCAACGGAGATGTTGCTGGTCTATGTGTATCAACTTCTGCAATACTAGATGACTGGTTCTCACCTGCAGGCACCAATCGTGGTGGTCTACAGAATGTAGTAAAACTCGCTTTCAATCCTAACAAGGCACAGAGAGACGATCTTTACACTAACAGAGTTAACCCTATTGTTTCCTTCCCTGGCGCTGGTCCTGTTCTCTTTGGAGATAAGACAGGTCTTGCATCACCTTCTGCGTTTGACAGAATTAACGTTCGTCGTTTATTCCTTAACGTTGAGAAGAGAGCAAAGGCTCTTGCTGAAGCAGTTATCTTTGAACAAAATGATACTGTTACTCGTGCAGGATTCAATGCTTCTATCTCTTCTTATCTTGCAGAGGTACAGGCACGTAGAGGTGTTACAGACTTCTTAGTAGTTTGTGATGAGTCAAACAATACTCCTGAAGTTATCGACAGGAATGAATTTGTTGCTGAACTCTACCTCAAGCCTACCCGTTCTATTAATTTCGTAACAGTTACAGTAACTGCTACAAGAACTGGCATTTCCTTTGAGGAAGTCGTCGGTAGATGATGATTCGATACTAATTAAAACGAGGTAAAAAACAATGGCAACGTCAAACGTAAGTACATTTCTACAAAATATTGGGCAAGGCGTAAAGCCCAATATGTTCAGTGTGGATATTAACTTCCCATCCGCACTAAAAGAACTCGCCGCAGATGCTGTAAATCTAAGTGAGGTTGAACTATCAACTCTCATGTGTAAGTCTGCAGCACTTCCTGGTTCTAACCTAGGTGTTATCGAAGTTCCTTTCAGAGGAAGAACTGTCAAGATTGCTGGTGATCGCACCTTCGATACTTGGTCTGCAACCTTCTTTAACGATAAGGACTTCAAACTACGTTCCTTCTTTGAGTTCTGGGCAAACCAGATCAACACTCATGAAGGTAACACTTCACCACTATTCAAACCTTCTACTCAAGGTAGTGATGGTTACATGGCATCACTCTATGTTACTCAACTAGAGAAAGATGCTAGTGCAAGTGGTGTTGCTCTTAGAACATATGAATTAGTTCATTCATTCCCAACTAACGTCTCTCAAATCGATCTTGCTTATGATAGTAATGATCAGGTTGAAGAGTTCACAGTTGAGTGGCAGTATTCATACTTCAGAGCTGGAAATGGTCTATCCACATCAGCTGCTGGTTCTTCAGTATCAGGTAGAGTTGGAAACAACAAAGAAGTAGGTTGATAAATAGTTGAACGATCAACTATAGTTTTAAATCATGAGTCAGTTATTTGGCTTCCAGATTAATAGAAAGGAGGGAAAGAGGGGTCAGTCCCCTGTCCCTCCTTCTGCTGATGATCCCATTGCAGTTGCTGCTGGTGGGTATTACGGAACTTATGTGGATACGGATAACTCTGCTCGTAACGAGTTTGAGATGATCCGTCGCTATCGTGACATGGCAATTCACCCTGAGGTGGATAGTGCAGTTGACGAGGTTGTTAATGAGTTTATTGTTAGTGACGCATATGATTCCCCAGTAGAAATTAATCTGGATAATCTTGACACGGGTAATAGTGTAAAAAATAAAGTACGCAAAGAGTTTGACTATATCAAACGTCTTTTAAATTTTGACAATCGAGCACATGAGATTGTTAGAACTTGGTATATTGAAGGAAGGTTATTTTATCATAAGGTCATTGACCTAGAAAATCCAAAGAAAGGTATTACGGAACTTCGGTACATTGATCCAATGAAGATCAAGAAGGTCCGTCAAAAAATCGACAATGCTCCAAAAGATGCTCTAGCACGTGCAGCAATTAAAGGCACAGCACTTGAGTATGAATATGGTACGTTTGTAGACTACTATCTTTTTAATCCAAAAGGGTTCTATAAAGGTGGTGTCTTAGGACCAGTTGGTGACATGTCATTGTCACAAGGTGTAAAGATGGCAGTAGATTCTGTCACCTTTGTTAATTCTGGACTACAAGATTTAAACAAAAGAATGACTCTTGGTTACCTTCATAAGGCAATCAAGTCTCTTAATCAACTTAGAATGATTGAAGATAGTCTTGTTATTTACAGACTATCCCGTGCTCCTGAACGTAGGATATTCTACATCGATGTAGGTAACCTACCTAAGGTAAAAGCGGAACAATATCTTCGTGATGTTATGAGTCGCTATCGTAACAAACTAGTGTATGATGCAAACACTGGTGAGATGCGTGACGACAAAAAGCACATGAGTATGCTAGAGGATTTCTGGTTACCTCGTAGAGAGGGTGGACGTGGAACTGAGATCACCACCTTACCTGGTGGACAGAACTTAGGCGAACTCAAAGATGTTGAGTATTTTAAGAAGAAGCTTTATAACAGCCTCAATCTTCCTCCTTCCCGTCTCACAGACGATAACAAAGGATTCAACCTCGGTAAAACCACTGAAGTCCTCCGTGACGAACTT